ATGTCACCATTAGCAATGGTAGCACCTGCAGCAATCATAGCATCAATATCTAAGATTGCTTCAATGGTTCGTACAGCATTACCAACTACTGTTGGAACAGCAAGAACGTTTGCCCCAACACCAGCAGTAGCACTGGAAGTCATATCAAAAGTAGCCATAGTTTATATCCCCCCTAAGCTGCGTTATAACGAGCAGTTACGATTGCTTCAGGACGAAGAATCTTCCTACCGTATAAATGCATACCACGAACAATGTCAGCAAAGCTGTCAGGGTCACGATATGTTTCAGTTTTGTTGATCTGCTCTGCAGTTGCTACAGCAGAATCATGACCAGCTATGATAACTCCCAGATTAGTCAGCTGATTTGCTGTACCTGATGTACCCGGTCCAGTGCCTAGTGCTGGCAAGTTGGATGAGGAATACACACGGAAGCCGTGGAAGTTGTTGAGGGACAAGCCATTACGCAACCCGCCTGACTCACCGAAATCAGCGTTCATGAAGCGAGAATCTTCATCAGCGAGAATTTCCATGAATACTGGGTCAACCACTAGCCAGCGACCTTGTGAGTCAACTTGCTGTTGGTCAAGCAAACGCTTCATGCGTGAAATAATCATCGCAGGGGAAACGGTAGCTGTTGGCAATGAAGTAGCACCGGGCATACGTGCAGTCACAGGAATTGAGTGAGTGCCAGCAGAGGTAGTAGTGATGTTACCAAAGTCGCCTTTGTGAAGTTGCATAGAAGAAAGCAACTCATTAGCACCTGCAGTTGATACAGCCTTAGTACCATTAACAGCTGTGTTCAGAGCACTAGCTTTGCTGTGGTTAGCAGCTTGTGCGTAGCCAGCCATGTAGCCAAGAACTTCTTGGTCATGGTTGTCAGCCAAACGATAGGCAGCACGGTTAGTTGCAAGATCCATGAAATTGACGTGGCTGTGTGCCTCTTCAATATCGTCCATCTTAAAGGCAAAATAGTTAGCCTTATCAATGACTAAGGAAAAATCAGCATCCTCTAAATCTTGTGCTGTGACATTTGTACCACGTGCATACTGCGAGACAGAAATTTCAGGCTCTTTGATAATCTTGACTGTATCGCCTTGACTAGCAATTTCACCCATATAGTCTGAGTTAGTAATGTCACCAGCTACTGTGCTCTTGCGAAAAGCAAGCTGTACTTTTTTAGAATAGATTACGGGGCTAAAGTTACCATTTGGTAAATTGCCGTAACCTGTTGCGGTTGTAAAAGCCATGAGATAAATCCTCCATTAGGTGTTTGGCTTATAATTAATAAGCTAAACTAACCGGATAAGAGGCTAAATGTTTTAGGGTGCATATAAGTGTGAGTCATAAGGATCAGTTATGTAACTCAGGTTATACGGGCCTATACTTATTTAGGTGGGTCTTATATAATTGGTGTGTTTAGACTTAGCGAGGTAGTGTTGTCTTAAGTGCAAGGTAGTCTTTCTTACGAGAGGCTTACACTTAATGTAGAGACACCTATAGTTATACTAGGTACACTATAGATGTCAATGCCTTATTTACTATTATCGTGCTCCGCCTGTCATATCGTAGTCAAACTTTCCAGCACGGATTGCTTCCATAATAGCATCTGATTGTTTATCATACTGAGCAGCAGTCATCTTATGTACTTGCGACTCAGAGAAGTTACCAGAAGAATCACTTTGATCTGGCCTAGTTGTACGCTTAGTTACAACAGCAGAGGCTGCAGACTTGGATGTCTTCTTTCTAGTTTTAGTATCTAAACCTTTGTCTACTTTGTATAAATCAATTACACGAGTAACAGAGGCGGGGTCTTCAGCATTCTCATATAGAGCATTCTGTACCCACTTAGGTTGTTCTCCCGCCCAATCATGGAAGCCATCACTAGAACGTAATTCATCAAAGTCAGGGTGCATAGCCCTAATCTCTTCTTCCATCCTATTGCGGTCAGACTCAGCACTAATGCGGTCAATCTCTTGTAAGCGACTTTCTGCACCAGAAAACTTCTCTTGTGCTTTCTTCTCTGCAATACGTTCTACAATAGCAGCTACATCAGGATACTCACGTGACCATGCTTCTATGTCTTCATCAGACTTAGGAGGGCGAATGTCGCCACGCTCTTGTGCATTATCTAGCTGAGCCTTGATAGCCTTAAGCTCTTCAGCTTGTTTGTTCTGGTGGCTACGTAAGTCACTGTAACGTTTCTTGTAGGTCTTCTCTTCACTTGAAAGTTTCTCATCACCTTCTTCAGCGTCTTTAGACTTAGCGGCTATGGGAAGATCTTCTTCTTCTTCCTCACCCATCAATTCTTTAAGCTCTTCTTCTTGCTCTTGGATGCGGCGCTTGTTTGCGTTACTGAAATTAGGATCAACGAATCCTGCTGAGCGTGGAGTTTCCACTGCTTGTAGTTCTGCCATAGTAGTTCCTTTATGTGGGGCCAGCCTTAGCTGGGTAGCCTTATTGTTGTTGTCGGAGTAGTGTAGTTATTTCTTCTTAATCATCAAGCCGCCTTTGTTTCCTACAGTGTATTCTTCCGCACCTTTAATTCCAGATTTCTTAGCATACTCTGTATTTGTTTTCGCTAACTTCCTTTCAGCATGAGCTTGTTGTGCTTGTTCATTAGCTCTGTCAGTAGCAGTTCTTCCACTTTGATTTGCTACCGTTTGTGGAGTTGAGCTATACGTTTCAGCTTCACCAATTTCTTTATTAAGCTTATCTTGTGCAGCAGACCTCTTAATAGCAGACCAGTGATTTTGATTGTCTTCAAGTAATGCTGCAGCGGTTTCATCACCCCTAGTATTATTAAGTATAGATGATATTATTTTATTTGGTTTTGCACCAAGACGAGAATCTTTCCATTTTTTAAATGCATCATCCATTGTAGCGTCTTCTTCTTTGGTGCCTGAGTTTCTTAAAGTTTCCATGATAGTTAAAAATTCAGAACCCTGTGCAGCTTGAAAAACTTGTCCAAAAGGTGCATTACCAATTGTGGAACTTATAATGCCTTGTTCTTTATTTAATGCAGCTAGGGTTTGTTGACGTAGAATATCTGGATCTGAAAAATTATACTTCCCCATCCAAGCATTAGGGTCTGTTTCCCCTAACTTTTTTAATGCTCTCTTCTGATCAGCATCACCTCCACCTGCGTAGTATGAATCCGGCATTCTTATTTTACCGTTAGGCATCATTTGACCTATAGCGACACCACCTCTTTGACCTGCATTTGGATCTCCTAAAGACAAAGCAGAACCTGCAACAGTTGGTGCAGTAACAACAGGAGGTGGTGCGTAGCCAACAGGAGTAGTTGGACCAAACGAAGAGTAGCCTAAGCCATACTGAAAGGGGTTAAAATTAGTATCAGCACTTGGTTTACCAACACCAGTACCCATATCACCACTAAAGCCTAGAGGAGTTTGTTGGATGACCTCGGGGATTTGACCGCTGCTAGGCCCCTTGTGAACAGAACCACCGTGAGCAAGTTCAACTGGCTGTGTGTTAGCTTGTTTCATCTCAGTAGGTTGCATATCAGCTTGTGTAGTATTTATTGATATACCACGATTAGATAGTTGCTCCAGTAAAGATGGATTTGTTTGAGCAGCAGTCATAACTTGATCAATAAGAGAATCAATTTTAGTAGGATCATTGTACAAAGATTGTGTCATTCCACCAGCAGCAAAACCAACAGCCATACCTTTAGAGTTTATACGTTCATTTACTAGAGGGTCATTCATAGCAGCAAATGCTACCTTGTCCATCAGACCACCTTCAGCCATAGCAGCCTCTGGTAAACCTTCTCCAGCCAAAGCTTGCTCAAGCATAGCTATGTCTTCTTCACTAATGCCCATAGATGCTGGGTCCATAGGAGAACTATCTACAGGCTGACCACCAATGCGACCAGCAGACTCCATTCCAGCTAAGCCCATCTTAGCTTCTGCTCTTAGGTCTTCAAAGAATTTAACACCATGAAAACGTAGAACGTCAGCAGGAACAACGTACTCACCTTCACTTAACTTAACATCTATATCGTCACGTACTTCTTCAGGTAGGGAACCCGGAGGAACTTCATTACCAGACACAGGGTCAACTCGTGGCGCTGGGCCACTGAAGGCCATTTCCATCTGATCATTGATTGCCATTAACTTCATCCCTCAAATATTTAAGTTTACGTAAGACTGCTGCTTCACCTTGACATCTAAACATATCATCTGTCTTTGTGACTTGTTCCATCTTCTTGTGTACCTGTAGTATCTTACTATCTAGCATTTCGCAGAACTCATCCCACAAAGCCTTGTCGTTTACTAACTTCTGTAGTTTCATCTGGACATCAAACCTTTAACTAAGCCACCTTTGTTAAAGCGTAGTTTACTTGTTTTAGGATCTAACTTCAAGTCTTTAATGTTAAGAGACTTACCTTTTAGTATTACAAAATCTTCTGCGTCTGCTTTAGCTACTTTTTTAGCTATATCACCACGAGGAAATCTTTCTGCCATTACTCTATTTTCTGAAGCTGGTGCTGCTTTTCTATACTTTAAATCTTTAGTTCCTACTTTAATTTGATTGCCAAGCTCAGCTTGCAATTGCTTTAAAGCTTTATCAAAAGCTACTACATAGGTATTGTGAAAGCCTGATCCTTTAGTGATGGCTTTTCTATAGGCTTTACCTCCATCAGTACCAAATCTTTTTTCTGCTAACTTCTCTATAGGAGGAAGAACAATCTCATCAATACCCTTAGCCTTAGCATCTGCAATAACAGACTGTAGTAGTACTCGTACCGAATCAGTTAGACTTGTAAGAGGTGTATCTTTTTTACTTACAATACCTTTCGTGCCACGTATAAAAAACTGTGCTGAGCGCATTATAGAATCAAGAAGTTTGTTTTTTTCTTTAAAATCATATATTGCATTATCCGCTGACATATTATTAAACATTTGCTTTAAAGCCTTAAATGGCTCTCCGGGTATCAATAGGTTGTTAGCCATATTATAACCTCTATCTTTAAATATTTTCGTAAGAGATTCAAAAGCTTTTTCTTCAGAAAGTTTTTTATTTGAAACTAAAGGAATGAAATCATTTAGAACAAAATCTTTATAGTCTTCAATTAATTTTTCAGATGATTGAAACTGTGGTTTAAAAGCAATATCTTCCATGTCACTATCAAAATCTTTTTTAAAATTGTCTAAAAGTTTATTAGCATCCTTAGTGGGATTCTTTGACATGTTTTGTATTGCATCAGACTGAAGCTCTTCAATGAGGATGTAACTTTTAATATCTTTTTTCATTACATCTTCACTAGAGGCAGGTTTCTTTCTCAAGCTATAACGTGTATGAGCTAAGTTAGAAGTACCGTAGTGAGTCGTTAGGCCTAAGTCTTTAGATGTAACGTCTACACCAATTTCTTCATACCCTACTTCGCTATCTATTAGATCAAACTGCCTTTGCGTACCTCTTTCTTTTGTACCCTTTCGTAAGGCACTAATTTCCAAAGGCTCCATGCCATCGTCAATAGCGCCACTGTTATCACCCCTAGTATACTTCCTAGCTGGATCTAAACTAAACTCTCTGTATTCTAATTCTCCCTGTGTTACTTTAGGAGCACGTTTACGTACAAAAGCCTCAATGTTCTCACCTCTAGTCCCTTGTTTACCTATAGATACATTCTCAATAGCACTTTCAACGGGGCTATAGAAGCTTGCTATAGTAGGCGTATCAGGGTTTGATACATCTGCAAGAGCTTCATCTGTCTGCTTGAACATAGGATTAAACTTAGGGTTATCTGTGATACCCAGCATAGAGCCTAACTCTTTAGCTATGATCCTACTTAATCCAGCCATTACTGTACGTTCCCACTAAAGCCTTGCTCTCCGGGCGCTGCAGCAGCACCAATGCCAATGTTACCACCACCCCCACCTGTCATGTCTTGTGGGCCTGTAGGACCTGCTCCTTGAGGCTGAGGGGCACCTGCTGGTGGAGCACCCTCTGGTCCTGCAGCTGGAGGAACGCCGGGAACAACTGGGGCAGGAGGAGCTTGGAAGCCCTTAAGTATCTCTGCCTGTACTGCTGCGTCTTGAATAGAGTTAGTTACTTTATCAGGATCAAGATCCATGCTAACTGCAATCTCACGTATGATGTAATCCATCTTAGCAAACGGTGCCAGTGTTGGGTTCTGTGCAACCTGCAAGAACTGCATCAAACGTTGGCTACGTACTTCGTTAGCCATCAGAGACTCAGTACCTTG